TAAATCCTTGTGTTTTAAAATCTGTAGCAGTCTTATCATCAACTGCTAAATCTATTCTCCACATAGGTTCAAACTTTTCGTTTGGTCTTATCAGAGAAGCCCAGTATGCTGTGCCTTCAATTATTGCCATATGTTTTTTCCTTTTCTATTTATATTTTTATATTGCATATCATTTTGTATCATTTTTAATCCTCTGTGTCAACACTTAGCTCATCTTTTTTTTCTAATACCTCATCTATTTTTTCATTAATTATCCTCTTAAAAGTGGCTTTTTTACTAGCTTTTTCCTCTAGGTCATGGATTTTTTTACCCATAGAGTGTATATCTCCATTAGCATCTTCTAATTTTATTAAGATTTGTTTAATCTTAGAATCTTTTTCATCACATAATTTAATTACATCTTTTTTTTCTTGAGTTAAATCTGCAATCTGATGTTTTAATTCTGTAACTAATTCTTTATCACTCATATATTATTGACAACTCTCGCATTCATTATTACTATCTACAACTACATCCTTCTTACACATACAAGCAGTACAAGGACACACCCCTAGCATATCTGAATGCTCTATTGAAGAACAATGACACCTACAATTACAACTTAAACATCTATTAATCTCGCCCATGATAACTCCTACTAATTAATTTTTTCTTCTTTTCTTTTTTTTATTTTTTATTCTTTCTCTTGTAAGGTTTCTTTTTTTTATTATTATTTTTATTTCTAGTTGTGAAGTTATAATATATATAACTAAATAAATTACACTACTTAAAAACAACAAGAGAGATATTATGAAAGCTGTTAATAGAAAACAATAAACATCCCACTCTTTTGTTGTCCATATTTTATCTTCAATTGGATACGTTACAGTACTAGCTAATACTAAATTATCATCAGGTTTAAATATTTCTGACTCTTCTACTTTAATAACTGGTATAGCAACCCCCACATTTTTCTCCGTTGCTAACATTTCAGGTTTCTTTAATATAAAAGTTTCATTAACTTTCTTAGTAAGAGTCATAACTTTCTCATATGCATGAGTTTTAATATCTTTATCAGTTACTAAATAAGTTGTTAAATCTGCACCACTCCAAGTTTTAGCATATATATTATTAGACGCAACTAAACTTGTTGTACTTCCTGCTAAGGACAACACAGCAAACTCACTACACCCAGTTAAAATAATTAAGGCGGCAAGTAAACTTAAAATTTTATTCACCATCTCTATAACGTCTCCTTCTCTCTTCTAGTTTGTCTTCTATTATTCTTGGAATACACCAACGGTAAAACATAACATCAGCAAATAAAAAATTTAATATATAACCTGCTTGTGTATATCTTAATCCCGTTAGTAAAGGTAACATTACAAGAACTATCATCATTAGAAAAATGTATCGGCTTGTATATTTAATGGGGATACCCCAGTAAAACCATTTTTCCATATCATATCTCAAACCCTTGTATATTCTCTAGCTCTTTCGGTTTACCATTTGGATACGAGGGTTCAATAGTAAACTCTTCTCCTGTTTCATCATTCTTACAACCTGCAAGTATCCAGTCCCATTTGAAATTTCCATCTTCTACAAATTCCCATAAGACATCATAAGTACCGTTGTCTTTAGTTTCTAAAAGTAATTCCTGTTTACACTCAGACATAGTATCATAAGTTTTTTCCATTTGAAATGTCTGTTGAGTATCTATAGGACTGCTTCCCATAAGATAAGCTAAGACTAAAATTTTATACATGTTATTGATGTTTATACATATCTTTTTGTATGTCTTCAGCTTTTTCTTCAGGAGTCTTGCCAGTAAGTTTTAATTTTACTTCTCCTTTTTCCTGAGTCTCTTGCTCTATTAATAAATTAATATATTGTATAGCCTTTTTTAAATCACCGAGTTGTTCTTCTTTAGTTTTGTGTTTATGTCTCCATCTACATATATATTTAATAGCATTACCTTCAGCATACGGAATTTCATTCTGCATGATGAAAGTAATCGGCTCTATCTTAAACCTAAAGTAATGTGGTGGGTGTTTTATTGTATCCGCCATAATTTCACCTTCCCAGTTTTCTTATTGTATTCTTTATGTCTAAGTATGTGTGCAACTCTAGCTTGTTGCAAGGCTTCTTTAGCAGAGAAACCTTTTTCCTTATAGATACCTTTAACTATCTTCCATAGGTCTAAAAGGGGGACGTTAGTGTATTTCCTTATAAGTTTTTCTGCTGTTTTTACACCTATATTTGGTATTCCTGTGTATCCATCAGTAGAATCACCCGCTAATGTCTGTATCATAAACCAATAATTAGCTAATCTTTCAGGTATGTCTTCAATATGTTCTCCATCTCTACACACCTTAGCAGGAATTTGTTTCATATCTTTATCAATAGAAACAATAATCCTATCTTCTGTAGGGTGTGGTTCAGTTGCAAGTATTCCTAAGACATCATCAGCTTCTAAATTTTTCCACATAATTCCATTATGTTTTTTCATAATGTATTCACGCAAAACATTTAACACCATAGGTTTACGTCTTTGTTTACGATTATCTTTGTAACTCGGAAGAACATCTTTACGAAAATTATTCTTATCAGTTAAAGCACAAATATAATCATCAGCCTCTAAGGTAGAACCTAAATCTAATATATGATTATCTAAATCCACCTTACATTTATTCTCATCACAATGGAGTGTCCATAAACCATTACCCCAGTCTGTAGATTGTTCATTAGCAGTAGCAATTCTGTATGCTAATATATCTCCGTCTATTAAGAGTACCTTTTTTAACATTTTCTTTTTTCTCCTTTTCATTTTTATCCTTTTCCGTTATAATTTTTTCTATCAAATATTTCGTTGATTGGGACAAGCACAAGTTTTGCCATGTGATTATCTCCACCCATTACTGATTTATTTTTATAATTTTCAGCAAGATTTTTTACATAATCAAATTTGAAAACAATAGAACCAATATAATCTTCATTACCTTCCTCACAGAAATTATGTATCCAAAGTTTTGTATTATTTTGTTTATGTGAGGGGTGAAATATCCCACTAGGTTTACCATAGCACGATACTTCAATACACATATTGCCATTCCTAGTCCAAGATTCAAACTTCTCTGTTTTAATCTCAGCATTTTTCTTATCCATTTTCAGTAGACTAAAAATTTTGTCTTCATGTTTCTGACCAAATTCTAAATCTGATTTAAAGTTAGTTTTCATTAATGTGTTTCACTCCAATTATTACCTATTTTATATTCTCCCGTTAAAGGTAATCGTAAGTTAAAGTATTCACCAGTTTTCTTAATGGCTTCCACTGCTAACTTTCCAATCTTATCCGCATCTTCTTCAGGACATTCAACTTGTATCTCATCATGCACCCACACTACTTGTTGTGCGTCTACATAATCTTTAATTACTTTATTAAATTCAACAAGCCACTGTTTACAAACAATTGCCCCTGAACTTTGTAATAAAGTATTTAATGCGGCATGAACTGAACGAATTTTAATCTGTCTTTTATCAAGACCTATTAAATATCCTCTCTCAGCCGCAGTCTGTACTTGTGTTAGTAACTTATTTAACGCAGGTAAATTATTTAAGAAGCGTGTTTTTATTTTCTTAGCTTCCTTAAAACTTTTACCCGTTACTAACGCTATCTTTTTTATACCACCACCATATAAGAAGCAGTAATAAAATCTTTTTGCTAAATCTCTTGACTCTAAACCAACCATTTCTTTTGTTTCACTATGTATATCACCATTTAAAACTACTTTAGAATATTCTCCTTCATCAAACTTAGACATAAAATGTGCTAACAATCTAACTTCAAGTCCTGAAATATCTATACCCACTAATTTTTTTCCAGTCGGTACAGTAAATAAACTTCTACATTCTTTTCCATAAGGAACTGTAACACTAGGAACTTGTCCTAAATTTGGGTGTGAATGACTTGCTCTAGCCGTTACTGTTGAATTAGTATTACAAGTACCATGTATCCTACCATCATACTCGTTCTTTAACCATGCTTGAGCACCTGTAGCTAATTGTCCTATCCTTTTATCTAATAAAAAATGTTCACATAATATTTTAGACTCAGTATAAGGAAGACTAGCCAAAACAGTTTCATCTAGTTTTGGTTTACCATCATTGGTAAATTCTTTAGGTTTCCATTTATATCTTTCAATTAATCTATCAGCAATATGTTGTCTGCTTGATGGATTAAAAGTAACCGTTCTCTCTTTATAAAATAACTCTCCTTTAATATATCCTCTAGCTTTATTATTCACTTTAGGTAAAAAAGGAGTACGCTCTACTCTTGGCGGAAATAGTTTTTGTAATTCATCTTCTAATTCCATACGTCTAGCATTTAATTTGGAGTATAATTTAACTGCTTCATCTTTATTAAACATAAAACCATAACGCTCTTGTTTAAATATTAAAGAAGCTACAGCATGTTCTAACTCCATAGCCTGACAAGAGTAACCTTTTCTTTCAATAGCACTATATAAACTATGAGTTACTTCTACATCTTGAACGCAGTAGTCCAACATAACAGGACTATACTCCTTCCAATCTGTGTCAAAGACTTCCTTATAGTTGCCCACCCTAAAACCCCACGCTTTTAAGCTATGTCTACCTATACAGTTAGTAGGGAAGTCATTTCGTTTAAAGTCTCTCTCCTTTATATCAGGATAGAGCAAACGAGTTGCTACTATTGTATCAAAAACCTTTCCTTTAGGTTTAAAGTCATAAAACTTTTGTAGGACAGGCATATCAAACTTAATAATATTGTGTCCAATAATTAAATCTGCTTGTTCTAATTTTTTTATAGCTTCCTCATTGTTTAATTTTATAATTTCATTAGTATCAATATTTTTTAAGACTATACAATGTACTTTAGTTGCTTGGTTTAAGAAACCATCTGTCTCTATATCAAAAACATATTTCATTTTATATCCTTATCATTTTCTTAACAACACTACGAGGATAAACATTTCTATCCCCAAATTCTATTTCTCCATTATCTATATGATAACTTGCAAAAGAATAAACATAGTCAGGTGTCTTATCAAATATCCAACACTCAGTATGTACTTCTGCACAAGTCATATTATTAAATTCATTTGATGTTGCTAGTGTTGAGTCCCCAACTATATCTTCCCATATTATTTTATATTTATAATATCTTTTTCTACCAATAACTAAAGGTTCACTAGGTTTCTTTTTCATTATTGTAAAGTATGTAATCTAACTTCTACTCTCCAAGCCGCAGATTCTCCATTCATAGCCATCTGTGTTAAAGCATCTTCCATCATAAAAGCGGTACTCTGTCTTCCAACATCTAAATAAACTGGCTTACCATATTTTTTTGCTTTACCTACAGCTTCTAATACATACGCTGACCAACTCATAGCGTCTGCCATACTTCTACTACCACCAATGAGTCCTTTAAAATTCATCAGATATTTCTCCTTTTACTTCATTCAAACAGCCAGTTTTTAAATCATAATAAAGATTACAAGCGTGACCAGTCTCACCTGAAAATCTATTCTTTAAAATATTTACTTGAGTTAAATTAGTATCAGATTTTAAATCTCTAACCATACTTATAATAATATCTGATAACTGACCAATACTAGCACTTCCTCTAAGTGCATTTAAACCTACAAATTTTCCATCTTCAAAACCTTTATCTCCCTCTGACCTTCGTAGATGACTAACTAATATTAATCCAATACCAGTTTCTTCTACTAAGGTTCTTAATTTTTGAACAGTATAATCAATTAATTTTCTTTCATCATTAGTATGTGCATCACCTAAAGCTGACAACGCCATGTGTAAGTGGTCTAATATAACAAAGTCTACGCTACATGCTTTAGCCAAGTATCTTATCTTAGCTAATAAAT